AACAAAGTTCGCAAGATGGCACCCTGGTTTGCTCGCCATAAAGTAGATGGGCAAGCACCAAAAAATAGCAATCCATCAGATCCTGAATATCCAGGTGCAGGTTTAGTTGCCTGGATGTTGTGGGGTGGAGATTCTAATTTCAGTGATAGAGCGCAAAACTGGGCGCAAAGCAAGATAGATGCACTAGATGCTGAAGCCGATTCAAGGAGTAAAATGAGCAAAAAAATCGAACGCCGTACATTCACAGTTCAGGATGTTGAGGCACGCCAAGCTGAAGATGGAACTATGCGTTTGCGCGGATACGCTGCAGTATTCAATGATGCAAGTGTTCCCCTACCATTTAAAGAAACAATTGCACCGGGCGCATTTCGTAAGACTTTAAGCGAAACACCGGATGTACGCCTACTCATTAACCACGAAGGTTTGCCATTGGCTCGCACTAAGAATGGAACTCTTACACTCAGCGAGGATGAGCGTGGCCTATTTATGGATGCAGAAATTGCAGATACAACTGAAGGCCGTGATTTGTATAAATTGGTTGAGCGCGGTGATGTAGATCAGATGAGTTTCGCGTTCCGAGTCATTCGCCAAAAGTGGAATGAGGATCGTTCAGTTCGCACCCTTACTGAAGTTTCACTAGCAGATGGGGATGTTTCAGTTGTTACCTATCCTGCATATCCAACAACAACTGTTGAAGCAAGAGAGGCACTGAAAAACGCAATGGATGCAATTAAAGAGGGCCGCGCCCTAGATGGCGAATCAACACTTGTTATTAATTCAATTCTTGAAAAAGTTTCTGAATCCTACGATAGCCTTGATGAAGGCAAAACAATGCTTGAAGTGTTGCTTGGCTTGAATACGCTTGAGCCAACTGTTGAGGTTGAAGAGCCTGAAGTTGAGCTAGAGCCAACAGATATGCCTGCAACTGCAGGCCGTTCAATTTCCCTACGCCTAGCAAAAGCAATTATCAACAACACAAAATAAGTTTCTGTTGCAACAATGCAACAGATTGAAGCCGGAGCGAATCCCACACCCTAAAAGCGCCGTGGAGAGCATCGCCACCACCTCACAAATCAAAAAACTCATTGGAGAAAAATGTCTAAGTCATATCTTGATATTGCTCTTGAGCGCCGTGATGCAGTTAAGGTTGAAATGGATGCAGTTCTAGAGGCAGTTGCTGCCGAAGAGCGCACCGATCTTACTGCAGAGGAAACCGAAAAGGTTGATGCTCTCGTTGAAGAGGCACGCGCACTTGATGCAAAGATTGAAAAGTTCTCAACACAGGCTGCTGCAGATGCAAAGGCTGCTGAAGTTCGCGCTTCAGTTGCAGCAGTTGTAGCACCAAAGGTAGGCGGCGCAGTTGTAACACGCGAAGCCCGCACATACACACCTGAAGCAAATGTTTCATTCGTTAAGGATGTTTACGCTGCTCAAATCCGTGGCGATTACTCAGCGCAAGAGCGCCTAGCACGCCACACACGCGAAGAATCAATTGAGCGCCGTGATGTTGATACATCAAACTTTGCGGGCCTAGTTGTTCCTCAGTATTTGGTTGATCTCGCTGCACCTTATGCACGCGCAGGCCGCCCAACTGCAGATTTCGCAACATCAAAGCACGCACTTCCAGCTTCAGGTATGACGCTAAACATTAGCCGTATGACCACTGGAACATCTACTGCAGTTCAGGAAACACAAAACACTTCAGTTTCTGAAACTGATTCTGACGATACACTGCTCACTATTCCGGTGCGTACAATTGCCGGCCAGCAGGATCTCAGCAAGCAGGCGATCGAGCGCGGAACAGGGATTGATACATTCGTTGTAGCAGATCTCATTCGCTCTTGGCACACAACTGTAGATGCTCAGATTCTTAACGGAACAGGCTCAAACGGCCAGTTCAAGGGAATCCGCGCTTCAGGTGGAAACGCAATCACTTACACCGCTACAACACCAACAACTGCACTTCTTTACTCAAAGTTGGCAGATGCGTATCAGCAAATTGAGAGCAATGTTTTCATCGCTCCAACACACTGGATTATGCACCCACGCCGCCTTGCAGCAATTCTTGCTTCAAGCGACACAACAGGCCGCCCATTGGCAGTTCCAACAGGAAATGGCCCAATGAACGCTACTGCAGCAGGCGCTGGCCTTCCAGGATATGGCAACTCAGGTTACACAATCCTTGGACTTCCAGTTATCACTGATGCAAATGTTGGTACAACATACGGCGCAGCAACAAACCAGGATGAAATCTACTGCGTTGCAGCACCAGAAATGCACCTTTGGGAACAACCAGGATCACCTTTTGCACTCTCATTTGATGCAACAGGCGCTGGTTCACTCACTGTAAAATCTGTTGTTTACGGCTTTGGTGCCTTCTCAGCAGAGCGTTACCCACTCGCTGCCTCAATCATTTCAGGCACCGGTTTGGTAGCACCAACTTTCTAATCTAGAGAGTTAAAAATTGTGAAGGTTGGGTTAGTTTCCCCCAACTAGCCCAACCTTCACTTCTCAATTAATCGGGGGATTATGAAAAGCGCACATAAAGTTTCAATTGGTAGTTGTGATCCAGGTACTGTTGATGGCGGGTTTGCATTTAGCTTGATTCAACTTACTCAATCTAGGGCATCTCGATTAGGCCCCTTTGTGCGAATCAAGGGTTCAGGGCTTTTATCAAAGCAACGCAATCGGTTGGTTAAGCAATTCTTGGAAACCAAATCTGATTGGCTCTTAATGATGGATTCAGATGAGCAACTGCCAGTTTCAAGTTTTGATAAATTGGTTGAAGCGGCTCACGAAAAGGAACGCCCGATTGTGGCGGGATTAGTATTTGCAAGTTTTGAAACAGGGTTCCCATATCCTCAACCGGTTCCAACAATCTTTCAAGATGCACCTGAAGGCTTTTTGCCTTTGAACAAATACGATAAAGATTCGCTATTTGAAGTAGATGCAGCAGGCACCGGTTGCCTTTTAATTCATCGCAGCGTGCTAGAAAAAATGCGTGATGAAGCTGATGAACACCAGGGGCAAGATTGGTGTTGGTTTTGGGATGGACCTATCCACGGCAACTGGATTGGTGAGGATTTACAGTTTTGCCGGCGCGTTAGATCACTTGGCTTTCCTATCTACGCCCACACAGGCGCGATTCTGCCTCACTCAAAGCACTATTGGTTAGATGATAGGCAGCACGATATATGGAACGCATAAAAAGAATTTTAAGAATTAAGGTAAAATCAAAGGAAACTACTACCGCCGTTCCTGAATTGGAACGCGCAATGATTCCCAAAGTAGAAACGAGAATAAAGCGTGGCAATCACTAACGGCTACACAACGCTTAATGATGTGAAATCAGCTTTGAACATTGAAGATTCAATGGAAAATGCGAGTATTGAGATGGCTATTGCCACCGCAAGCCGCCAAATTGATGATTATTGTGGCCGTTTCTTTTATACAGATGGAACAGTTCAAGCCCCTGCAACTCGATACTACACACCTCAAAACTATTGGGTTTTGCCAACTGATGATTTTGTGAGCATCAGCGAGATTGCAACAGATGATAACTTTGATCAAACCTACGATACTGTTTGGACTGCTACCGATTCAATGTTTGAGCCGGTTAATAACCCTTCAAGGGGATGGCCTTTAACCCGCATCCTTGCGGTAGGTGCCTATGTTTTCCCAAGCCCACTGCCACAATCAGTACGCGTTCGCGGTATTTTTGGGTGGTCTAGCGTTCCTTTTGAGGTAAAAACTGCTGCAAAGATTCAGGCTTCCCGCCTGTTCCTGCGTAACCAATCACCTTTTGGAATTGCCGGTTCAACCGATATTGGAACAGTTCGCTTGGCTGCAAAGCTAGATGCCGATGTTGAGGCTCTGCTACGCCCTATGCGCCGTAACAATGGCTTGGCTAAGTAATGATACCTAGCGAGGTTAGAAACGGCTTAAAAGCCAATCTAGAGGCTATTAAGGGTATTCGGGTGTACGAACTCATACCTACACCGGCGGTTGCCCCTGCTGCAATTGTTGGCCAGTTGGATTTCACTTTTGACCTGAACAACGCCCGTGGCTTGGATCAGGCAAACCTGGATGTAATAGTTTTGGTTCAGCGACTCAGCGAGCGCACCGGCCAAAATGAACTTGATAAGTACCTGGCAGGTTCAGGGGATTACTCAATCAAGCAAGCAATTGAATCAGATCGAACTCTTGGCGGTGCCTGCAATACCTTGCGGGTTACTTCAGCCGAGGCAGGTAGTTACGCATCAGGTGATATTGAATTCCTTTCATATCGTTACCGCATCACAATTTGGGGATAGGGAGAAAAATGAGCTACACAATCACTTCAGATAATTTTGAAGGCAAAGCAAAGGGTGAATCAATCACCGAAAAAGAATTGCTTGAATCAGGCTTGAACATTGAGGCACTGATTGCAGGCGAGCATCTCAAGGATGCAAAGGCACCAATCAAACCGGCTACAGTAGAGGAAACTAAATAATGGCCCGCATAGTCCTAACAAACGCCTATATTACAATTAATGGCGTTAACCTTTCTGATCATATTGGTAGCGTTACGCTAACAACAACTGATGATGTAATTGAAACCACTGCATTTGGAACAACTGCGCGTACACGAATCGGTGGCCTTGCAGATAATTCCGTTGCTCTTGAATTTCATCAGGATTATGCAGCCAACTCAGTTGAGGCAACTATCAACGCAGCAGGCTCATCTCTTGTTGGAACAGTAACTGCAATCGTTGTAAAGCCAAACGGCGCTACAACAGGTGCAGATAACCCTGCATATAGCTTTAATGCTTTGGTTTCAGAATGGACCCCACTTAACGGCGCAGTTGGCGAACTAGCCACTGCATCTGTTACTTGGCCGATTGATGGAAATATTACAAAGGCGGTTTCATAAATGGCAAGAATCGTACTCACAACTGTTGCAGTTACATTTGGCACAACCGATATTTCAAGTTATGTAACAAGCGTAACTTTGGGATCTACCTATGATG